CAATCCCCCTGCCATAACCTGACCAGGTTCAAATGGCCCAAATTGGACAATGCCTCGTTTGATATCTGAAGCATTCATCAGGGAGACCGGGTTACCGTCGTCGTCCCAAGAACCCTGTGACGCAAGAGCATAGATGGGAGCCTCGGGAACGTCGACACCGACATCTCGAAGAATGCCCCGTGCAACTGCGGCTCCACATGAATACCCTTTTTCTTGACGAGGCATGTCCGAAGTTTCCAAAACATTCGAGTAGATGTCTCGAGGATCCGTACCCGTCCCACCTCCCCGAAGCTCACCCGCATCTCTTGGTTCTATTTCGATCTCATCTGCGCTGAACCACTCAGGCCGCACAGGGCGCCAGTGGTGCCGACAGCGATACCCGCCGCCGGTCAGGAACACGTTGGCGATCTGCCCGTTGTCGAGCGCGTCGATCTCTTCCCTGGTGTAGACCTTGTCGACGTGGCGATCGCAGAAGGGCCTGTTCGCCGAGTCGTCTGGACCGATGTACTGGAAATGCTCGTACCCTCGCTGCTCGGCGCTCTCGCTGATGACCGCGCGTGAATAGCCGATCACAGCGTCGTGGTGTTGCCTGTCGACCTCGCTCGCGGCCTTGCCGGTGATGCGCTGGAGCTCGGCGCGAAGGTCACGCTCGGTGGCGCGCCCCAACGCCTGACGCATCACCGCATCACGCAACGCATTGTGGTGATAGCGCCCGAGCTCCGTGAAGCCGTCGAGGAAGTTCGCCTTCACCAACGTCGAGAGCGCGAGTTGGTCACTCTCGAGCGGATCCTCACCGAGCCTTTGCCAGCCATCGGAGAGCACATCGACCTGGCGGGTCAGCGCCGCCGAGACGCGCTCCACATGTTGCTCGAGCAGCAGGCTCGCGCCCTGCGCATCGCCGAAGCGCCCGAACTCCCGACGCAGCCTCGCGAGCGCCGCGGGGTCAGGCTCGAGCCTCCCATCTGCATCGCGTGGCAGCTCTCCCACCACACGCTCGATGGTTTGCTCGAGCGCGCTCCGGTAGGCATCGTTCAAGCCTTCGAGCTCGGAGTCCTCGCGCTCGCTCAACCTCTTGAAGAGCGAGAGAGAGACCTGGTCGAGACGAGAAGGCAATCGGGATCACTCGGGAAGAGGAGCCGTTTCAGACTGGAGCGCGGCGTCGAGGATGGCATCGAGCATCGGGGATTTGTTCATGCTCTCGGAGATCTCGAGATCGAAGTGCTCGAGCGCGAAAGTCACGAGTTGGGGCTTGGTCATCGCAGCTCCGAGCGCCTCGCGGTAACCGTCTGGCAACGCGAAAGCCTCAGGCTCGTCCGGTTGACCCTCTTCGCTCGCTTGAGGTTCAGGCGCTGGCGCTGTGACTTTCGACTTCGCGTAGCGCGAGTTCTTCGCCTGCCAATCAGCGATCTCTTCCTCGGTAGCCTTGGCAAAACCTTCGCGAAGCAGCGACTTCACGCGCGACTGGTTGACCGCCACGATGCGACCGTGCGGGTTCTTCAAAAGCGGCATGAGCGCCTCCTTGTGATGTGGTTGGAGAAGTTGCGGAGGCAGGACTTGCACCTGCGACCTTCGGGATATGAGCCCGACGAGCTACTTGCTGCTCCACTCCGCAATGGGGCCATGAGGCCCGAGAGGTCAGGCGAGCTTCTTGGAGAGCCCGTAGACCTTCACCGCGCCCTGATTGCCTGCGCCATTCGCCTTGACGAAGACAGCGGTTTGGTCGAAGGGCACGGTGTCTGGGGTGAGTTCCTGGGTGGCGCTCGCCGAGATGTTTGTGGCGCTCGCGCCGGAGCCCGAGGCGTCGATCCAGGGAGACCAGTCGATGGATCCATCGGTCACGCTCTTGACGCGACCCATGATCTTGGCGTCCACGGGGTTGGCCCCGCCAGTCTCCTCGAGGATGTACTCGACCTTGTCATGGCCCGTGGTGTCGAGGAGAGACTCGGCGACGATGGCATAGGCGTCTGTGGTGTCTTGTGCGGCGTCCATCTTTTGGGTGTGCGATGGCGCCTCGCGCTTGAGCTTTTCATGCTCGAGTGTGCGGCTCATGAGATTCCTTTTGGTTGATGTCTAGGGATGGCGAAGCGAACGCTCGCTGCGAGCGGGAGAGGAAGGGGGTCAGCTCTTGACTTCGACCGCGAGGCGATCCTCGTCGACAGCCTTCACCCCGAACAGCACATCGAGCACATGTTGAGTCTTGAGCTGCCTCGCATCCCACTGCCTGGTGTAGCGCATGGCGATGTTGGTATCTGGATCCACGAGGATCTGGCCGATCGCACCTGACCCTGGCTCGGGCAGGGCGAGCGGCCTGGTGGCGAGCATGAAGGCATCGCCGTGGAAGGCGATGTTGTGCGTGGTATCAGGCGTCCCCGATGTCACCTCCACGAGCTGGCTCATGTAGGTGTCGAAGCCGAGGATGCGACCGAGCATCGCCTCCTCGAGGACGCTGCCATCCCCGCCGTTCTTGTTGCTTTCGATGATGCGGTCAGTGTCGAGCAGGCTGATCTCATCCTTGGAGGAGACGATCAACTTGCGGCCCATCATCGGGCATTTCTGGTCGTTGAGCTGCTTGCGCGCTGCCATCAGCTCGGCGAAGCCAAGCGCCTTGCCCGCTTGGCCAACATCATTGGCGATGTTCGCGTGCAACTTGAGGAGCTCCGTCTCGATGGCCTCAGCAAGACCGGCGGCCGCGTCCTGCACATAGTCAACAGCCGCATCGATAGCTTTGGCGCTCGCGGTATCTTCCAGGTGCCAGGAGACGTATTTATGCTGGTCGAGCACGACCGCGATCTTTGTGTTGCTCGGCGCGTCGGCGGTGACATCGGTGTCCTCCACCTTGTCGCGCACCGTCAGCCCACCGCGCTTGGTGATGTTGATGGTATCGCCATGCTCGGCGACCACGCTGTCACCATCACGACGCACGAGCCTGGCCATCATGAGGTTGGCCTTGAGGTAGCCGAGCGCGAGCGCGAGCCAGAACTCAGGGATCGCCGGATCGACGCTGGTTTGGGTGATGTTTGCCATGAGTTGCTTTCTCCTCTACGGACTTTTACGAGAGCTTGATTTCGCCGCGCTTGGCCCGTTGAATGATTTCTTCTTTGTTCTTTTGGATGTCTCGGATGGACATGTTCTTGTAGTCGAGCCCACCCTCGCTCCCGCCGGTGGGGCCTCCTCCCGAACCGCCAGCGCCACGGCCTGGAGCCGCGCGCTGGAAGTGCGGGTTCGCCTCGATGAACTCCTTGACGAAGTCCTCGACGCTCAGATCCTCGCCGCGACCATTGGTCCTCGGCTTGCCATCGCTCCCGAGGACGATCATGCGACCGTCTTCGGCGTGAGAGATCTGACCTGCGAGCAGCTTCGAGATCTGCTCGGGCTTGTAGGCGCCAAGATTCACAGCGGCGCTTTGGAGCGCCGTGGAGATCTGCGAGGTGCGGACTTGCCTGGTGAGCGTCTCGCGCTCGCGCCTGGCCTCCTCAGCTTCGCGGCGCGCGGCCTCGATCTGCTCCTGAGCTTTCTGCTGATCGAACTCGCGAAGCTCTTGCCACTTCTGCTGTTGCTCGAGTTGCTTGCGCTGCGCCTCTTCCGCCTGGCGTTGCGCTTCGGCAGCGGCGCTCCTGCGCTCTTGCTCGGCCTTCTCGAGGTCCTCGAGGCTTTTGTAGCCGAGCGTTTCGAGCTTGCGCCCGAGCTGCTCACGCTCTCGCTTGAGCCGATCCTGAACGATGCGGTTGATCTCATCCTGGGAGACGAACCCGTCTGGCGGTTCGCTCGACGGGTTTGCCGGATCCGCAGGAGGATCATCAGGGTCATCGTTGAATGCGAGCACATGCTTTGGCGCGAAGCCAAACACATGACGCGGGTTGATTCGGGAAGCACGGTGGAAACCGAACGAATCGTCGAGTTGACCAGCGGCGTTGAAAATCGAGCGCGTGAGCCTGTCCATGCGTTCCTCCAAAAATGTGAAAGCCCGCCAGGAGCATGTAGACCTGGTGGGCTTCTTGAGAGCTGACGGCTGGAGTGGTGCCGTGCTCGTGATGTTCAGGCTCCCTGTGGGGTGCCTTGTTCGAGTCGTGCCTGAAGGTCGTCGAGGACCTCCTTGATCTTCTCGCCCGAGATGTGTCCCGAGAGCAGCTCGCGCAGCGCGAACGCCTGGACCTCGTAGAGCGCCTTCCCTGTGATGCCGAGCGAAACGGTCTTGAGCGCCGCGTCGAGCGAGTCCTTGAGGTCTTGCGGATCGAAGCTCGAAGGGTAGTTCCTGCGCGCGTTGACCTGATCGGGCGCGATGCCCATCCAGGCCGCGGCGTGCCTGTCCACGCTTGCTTCGGCGCGGCTCATGCGCTGCGCAAATTTCGCGAGCAGCGCGTCCTTATCGAAGGTCAGGTAGGAGAGCGCGATGCCTGTCGAGACGTGCTTGGTCTCTTCGTTCACGCGCCCCAAACCCGAGAGTTGCCGGAGCGCGCCCTCGGTCTTCTCGATCTCGGCGCGAATCGCGGCGATCTGGGCCACGTCTGGCGCGATCCAGTGCGGCGGATTCGCGACCTCATCGGCGTAGGGGATCGCTCCCGAGACCGAAAAGTTGACGCTCTCGAGCACGTCATAGGTCGATCGCGGCGCGGCCAACAGGCTGAAGACGTACTGGCAGATCTGCTCGTCGATATAGCTGACGAGGTTGACGAGGCGCCG